CGCCCGCTCCGGCTCGTTGCCCATCCCGTACTGATGGACCCGGGCGAGCATCGAGTTACCGATCTTCCCATGGCCCCCTTGGCCCTGAAAATACAACCGCGCATGGAACCCATCCAACACCTGCTTGTGTAGGCTCTCTAACATGCGACCGGACAGGTCAAGGTCGGGAACGCGCTTGCCGCGGTATTCGGGCCGCTTCAGCGTGTTCTTGGAATAAGGGGTGAATGGCCGGTCGTTGATATCCTTCCCCGTGGCCGTCCGGTTGAAAATCTCCTGTCGAACGGTGTCGGTTATCTCGCGCATCACGCCCTTGTCGCCATGGACCACGAAGCGGGACAGGGCCTGAACGTGGGCGGTTACCCCATCGCGGACGATGAACGAGGCACTTCCTCCGCTACTCATTCACCCGGCTCCTGAGCCATGCCAGCTCCCGCTCGATGCTTGAGAGGGCATAGAACTCCTGCGGCAAGTGCCCCTCCATCTCGTTGTAGGCTCGAACCAAGCCCTCGAACTCCGCCACCTGCCGGTAGGTCAGTTTCCCGAGGCCGAGCAATTCGTACCCCTTCAGGCTGATGCGCGTGCCCCTGGTCTCGTCGAGAATCACCTCGATCCGGGACTCGACCGAATCCACCACCCGGTCGATCATCTCCTGCTCTTGCTCGTCGAGCTCGGGTATCAGTTCGCAACGGCATAGCTGGCCGCATTGGGTGCCGCGATGGCCCGGGCGACCGGTGGCGTTCCAGTGCTCCTCCGTCTCGATCTGGCCCGAGAGGCGTTCGCAGTCGTCGCAAACTTTCTCGTCCGCCATGGTGATCCACTGCTCATTCATGCCGCGCCTCCAATCGAGGCGGCAACCGCGTGAATACCCGCTGATCCGGCATCCAATGCCAGCCGATGGAGCGCCCGCTTGATCGTCCGCTCGTACTCCCCCGCAATCTGCTCGCTCTGCGCGTCGGCCAGGCGCGGATTGGCTGTGGTGACGATGCGGGTAGTAAGCCGGGCCTTTCGCACCGCCGCCGCCTCGCGCACGGAAACGAGCAGGGGGCCGAGCAGCTTGGCTTTGGGTATGCTCGACAGGTCGCCACTGCCGCCGGCGTAGATCACCTGGGCGAACTGGATGCCTTCGGCGTAGGCCGACAGGGCGAGGTGTAGAGCAGCTTTGGTCAGCTCCCGCACGTCGGCGACGTTTACTGAGTTCTCGGCCTCTCGCGCCAGCTCGCGGATCCGCAGTCCGTACGCGGCATACAGCCACTTGCCCATGTCACACCTCCGCGCCAGCACCCGCACCGGCTATCATGTCACTCATCGACCAGCCAAGGTCTTTCAGCTTAGCCAGCGCGGCCATGTTTTCCTCGATGGCCTTCCGTGCCGTCTCGGCGTCCGCGTCAGGGTTGAACAGTTGATAGAACTGGGTCGGGCTGATGAGCCCGCGCAAGAGCTTCCTTTCGGCGTCGTTCCAGCGCTTGTCCGGGTCGCTGTACACCTCGGGCTCGGCATAATCAACCTGGATGTAGGATCCTTCTGGTACTGGTTTGCCAGGTTGCTCGGCATTCCACACGGCCACCATGCGTTCGAACAGGTCTGCCTCAAACTGGCGAAAAAGCGGTATCTGCGCCTCGCGGATCTCCCGGAGGCCACGGTTGCGAATCTCCAACGAAACTCCACTCTGGTCCTCGGTGGCCGCGAATTGGCCAAGGCTGAGGCCGTAGGTGCCCAGAGTCGCGTCTACGTTGGCGTTGATCGCTGTGTCGATCGAGGCGAAGTCCACCTGCAGATCGAGCACCCCAAATTCTCCGCCCTCGTCGCAGTGGAGCATGGTTGCCGGGTCGGTCACCATCTGCGGGGTGATGCCCTTGTTGAGCTGTCCGCGCAGCCACGGTTGCTTGAACGACTGCCGCAGGTACAGATGTCCCTTGAGGGTGCGCGCAATCCCGGCGTCGAGTGTCGATTCGATCAGGTCGTTCCCGTCGGTCGGATCCCAGAACATATTGGGCCGCATGGTGCGATGGACAAACGCGAACGGGGCGATGCCGTAGGGGTTGACCAGATCCGGGTTGCTGTTGTCGGTGCTGGGGTCGTACCGGTTACCCTTGCCGTCGAAGACGAAGTGCTGCTCGTCGTCGTAGTAGATATATCGCTGCTGCTCGGCCTGAAACTGCGTGTCCGCCTTGTCCACAATCTCCCAGTACGCAGCCGCCGCCTGATTGGGGAAGCCGTCGCGCTGGATAACCGAGGTATTGGCCGGCGTCAACACGTCGAGCACCAGCCGTTCCATGTCCCGGTCCCAGCGCACCACCAGGCCAACGTCGTTGAGCAGATTGGCGTAGCGGTTGACCACTTGGAGGACCCTCGTCCAATCGGCGACGGAGGCCATGATCGGGTGGTCGACAATCTCCTTCCCGTTGGGGCCGAGGAGTTTGCGCGCAGGCTCGCGTTTGTAGAGGCTGGAAACCTCGTTGACGACCTTCTTCAGGATGTTCTGAGAGGTGTTCCGGGACAGCCGCAGCCGTACCCAATTCTCCTCGCAGAATAGCGTCTTCATCCGCGCCGTCAGCACGTCCTCCCAGTCGTCGTGGTAGATCGCCAGCCGGATTCCGGCCTTGGTTTTCCGGTTCTCCTCCTCGCGCTCCTTGGCCTTCAGGAACGACTGCAAGACGACGAATTCAACCTTGGAAATGTAAGCCATGGTCACCTCATAAAACGCCCAACCCGCCGCCCCGGGCCGGGTGGAGATAATGGATTGCGTAGCCGAGCGCGTCGCTGATATGCACCAGTCCGGTCTTTTCTGCGGTCTTGTCAATGCGGCCATCGGGCAGGCATTGAACGCGCTGCAGGTCATTGATCGTGCGCTTGCAGCTCGGATCGACGAAGTACCGGCGCTGCCCATCGACAGCCCGGCACAGGGAGTTCACCGAGACCAGCCGGTCCCGCTGCCTGGGATTGGCGGCATGGGCGCGCACCTCGTAACCGTTCTGCCGCAGGATGGAAAGGTCGCTTTTTGTCGCGTTGCTGGTCTCGGCCGCTCCAGTAGAGTCCGGGTAGATCGTGGCAAGTTCTGGCGTCACCCCGAGGCGCGCGAGGTGGTCGACCATCTCGTACGTGTTCGACCGCGACAGCCACACCTCCCCCCATTGGAGGATCGCGCCTTTCTCCTCGCGGCACAGCACCGCGGTCATCGGGTCGACGTTGAAGTCCATGCCGATGATCCATGGCCCTTCACCACGCTCCACGGCGCGCACGTTGTCGGCGCTGAACGCGTAGTAAGCTCGGCCGGCGGCGGTCTCAAAACTCCCCTCGTACTCCTGCCGGTACGTTCGCTCGTCCAGTTCCCGGCGCACCGCGGCGATTTCCTCCGGCCGGAGCACGTCGGAAGAGAGCCACGAGTACCAGCACCATTCTGGATCCTCTTTGCTCTCCCCGTAGGCACCGATGCCGGGAAGGGTGGGAGGGATCACTCCATCGCAGGCATAGAGCGCCCGCTCGTACCCGAACCCCTGGCCCTCCGGCACTCCGTCCAGGATGGCGAAACCGTTGGTGTCAGAAAGTAGTGGGCGGATGTTCGCGCCCCAAGCCCCCGGCTTCATGTCGTCGATCTCAGTGATCTGGCACCCGTCCCAGGGCTGGCCCTCGATTCGCTGCGGGCGGTCGAGTCCTACAACGTGAATCTCCGCGCCGTTGCGAAGCCCCACCCACAAGTCGGAGTGGGATTCCTGCCAGCGCATGGCGGGCGGGAGTACTCGCTGAAGGCCGCTGTTGCCCCCAGACCAGAATATGGCCTTGGCCTGCTGGTGAGTGGGAGCGCCCAGAAAATATCGCTTGCCCGGGTTGTCGAGCGCGGCCAGTATCACCTTGCGGGTGCCTATCAAGGTCTTCCTGCTGCGTCGTCCGGCGGTGACCACGATGAACCGGTGCGGGTCGAAAAAATACTGCTTCTGGATCGGCGTCAACGCTGTGATAAGCGGCAGGGTGGCAATACTCACAGCTGGGCCACCTGCTCACGCATGGCCGCGGCGATGTCGGACAGGGCCTTGTTGGCTTCGTCACCGGCCGCCGGTGATTGCTCGAACTTCTCGATGTACCCGCGCTTGCGACCCCGGCATTTCAGCAGGAAGATGATCGACGCTTCTTTCCCGCTCTTCACGTTGTTGAACAGCGCCGTCTCCCCGAAGTCCAACACGGCGTCATTGATCGACTCGGCCGCCAGCTTGTACTCCGGGTCGTCGTTCATCCACAGGTAATGCGTGTTGCGATCGATACCGACATCCCGCGCCGCATGGGTGACGATGCCAAGGTGCCGCTCCAGCGCGGCAAGCATGGCTTTCTTGCGCAGGGCGACGGCTGCGGGGGCCTTGTGTTGCCCCTTCTGCGGCTTTCCGTCAGCGCGAATCCCTTTGGGCATGGGGCCTCAATTGCGCGTGGTGCCTATGCGCGCCCCAGGTGAGGCGGTCAGCCGCTCGACTTCCCGTGCGCGACCCGGCCGATTTTGTACAGGGTCCGCCCCTGACGCCGCGTTCGTGCGTCCATCTTCTTGGCCATTCGGCACCTCCTGATGCGCTAGACGAAATGCGGCCCGTGCCATCTGTGCGCGGATGAATGGGTAATGGGCCTCAACGATAGCGAAGTCCTCGGGAAAGATCCGCTCCATTCGCTCCAGGTGCCGCACCGTGGGCAATCCAGCGAAGGATCGGCATGCGAGCAAATAATCCTCTGGCAACTTGATGCCCGAAGCGAGCAGCTCCGACATGATCCGCTCGCGCTTGTAATCAAAGCACGGGTAAAAGGACAGATGTTCTTCATTGATCCCTCCCCGGTTCTTGATGTAAATTCGCCGGTCGAGGCTGTCGGTCATATTGATGCCGTACGCCACCCAGGCACCGGGAACGCCGTGCTTTTCGCGCACACGGTCGGCGATGTCGTTGTTGTTGTATTGCCACAGATTCATCTTCTCGATGGTGTCGGCGTCCTCGATCGGCTGGTAATCAAGGCAAAAAAGCGATTCCGTCAGCTCCCCAGACACGCACCGCTCGATGGGCGTGTCAAAGACCCGCTCGTAGTAGGCAAGGCTCCGTTCGACGAACCCGAGACCGAGAACCGATGCCGCATGGAAGGGAATGACGCGCTTGAAAAACTGGCGCAACTTGAGCCAGGCCACAATCGAGTCCTTCCCGCGAGAAAACCCGAGCAGGCAGACACCCCCGGAGCGCTCTGCGATTTCCTGGCAGAGCTCCTCAGAGGTGTACTGACCGGGTACCAGCTCCTTCATTCGGTCCCCACGAGATCAGAAAGGCGCTTTTCCAGCGGGCTCAGGTGTGGCTTTTGCTCGTTCGGCGTCACCTCGATGCCCACCGCCCCAGCCAACGTCTGGCCGTCGACGTACATGCCGTACAGGGTGGGGACACCCTCGATCTTCTTCAAGAACTCCACCTTCTGCGCCCATGACTGGAAGACCAGACACAGCCAGAAGTTTGCGTCCATCTTGTCATTCCCGCGTTCCCGCGATTCTTCACGGGCGGCGATGAACTTCTTCAGCTCCTCGGATTTCTCCTCGAACACCTCGGGCTTTTCCTGCGGCTCCACCGGCTCTTTCCCCGGCCCCGCCCAGTCCTCCGGCACGTCAACGCCCCAGTCGGCCAGGGGCAGGTCGTCCCACTCGTTGGCCAGCAGATCCCAGTCGTATTCGCCGAAGTTGCTATTGTCCTTGATGACGAACTCCCGCTTCTGGGCTTCGGTGAGCTGGTCGGCCCGTTTCACCCAGTCATCGGGAATCTCCTTGTACCTGGCCTTTTTCAACGCCAAGAAGCGCATATTCCCGCCGAGAATGACGCAGT